CACTTAAAAGAACCAGTACGTTTAACAAGAAAAAGATATTAATGATAAGTACCCAACGATTAAGGGGTTAAGTAGAATTGAAAAAGAGTATTATGAAAACAGTGATGCAAGACGTTTCTTTCTACCGTGCCCGTATTGTGGTCGGGAACAGTTTTTAAAGTGGTCTAATATCAGATGGGATAAAGATGATAAAGGTAATCATTTACCTGAAACCGCATATTATGAATGTGAAGCTTGCGAAAAAAAGATTGAAGAATATCATAAAGGAGAGATGCTTTCAAAAGGTAGGTGGGTTGCAACTAATCCTAATACTAATGGAAAGAATGCAGGTTTTCATTTAAGTAGTTTATACAGTCCACCAGGATGGAAGTCATGGGCTGAGTGTGTTACTGAGTTTTTAGAAGCAAAGGATGATAAGTTCATGCTAAAAACATGGACGAATACAATATTAGGAGATTGTTTTGAGGAATCGGGAGAAGGAGTGGAATACGAATATATTTATGCCAGACGGGGAGGTTATGAAATAGAACCATTACCCGAACCAGTTTGTTTAATAACTGCTGGATTAGATTGCCAGAATGACCGTATTGCGTGCGAAATAGTTGGTTGGGGTATTGGGGAGGAAAGCTGGTCTTTGTTTTATGGTGAGCTTTATGGTGATCCTAGCGGGTCAGATGTATGGAAAAAGGTTGACGAAGTATTAAATAAAACTTATGTTCATCCTAGTGGTGTAAAATTAAATGTAGTAAGTGCATTTATTGATAGTGGTGGACATCATACTGACTCCGTCTACCGTTATACTCATGAGAGGCAGATAAAAAGAATTTACGCCTGTAAAGGTATGAGTACCCCAAATAAACCCATAACCGGAAAACCTACTAAAATTGCTAGAAGTAAAACCCTTTTATATCCTGTCGGGACTGATACTGCAAAAGAAGTAATCTATTCACGTTTAAAGATTGGCGAACCTAGTCGTGGATATTGTCATTTTCCTTTAGACTATGAAAAAGAATTCTTCTTAATGTTAACCGCAGAAAAAGTTCAGACTAAATATGTCAAAGGATTTCCGAAAAGAGAATGGGTAAAAACTAGAAGACGAAATGAAGCTTTAGATTGCAGGGTATATGCTTTAGCAAGTTTAGTATCTTTAAATCCTAACCTAGAAGTATTAACTGAAAAGTTGACTGGTGATTCAAAACCTTTGCAAAAGAAAGTCAACAAACAAATGAAATCTGGATGGGTTTCATCAGTTAGAAAGGGTTTAGGATATGGGCAATCTTTTTGATTCTACTAATTACCGTACTTTAGAACCTACCATTGAAAGTTATGGTCATCCGATCGTAGCTGGAGATTATTTAGCATGGAAACGAACAGATTTAAATTCTGATTATTCCAATTCCTCATATACACTTTCCTACAAAGCACGGTTAGAAGATTCTGGCTCAACAGTAATTACGGTTACTGCATCAGCTTCAGGAGCAGATTATTTAATCGAAGTCAGTCAGTCAGCAACGGCTTCCTATACTGTCGGAATTTATTACTGGGATGCTTATATTACAAAGGATTCCGATTCAGAAAGAATTAGAATTGATTCTGGGCAATGGGAGGTTATTGAAAACTTAGCAACAGCAACTACAGATCCAAGATCATCAAATAAAAAAATATATGATGCAGTATTGGCAGTAATTGAAGGAAGAGCATCACAAGACCAAATGAGTTATTCAATTGCAGGACGTTCCCTTTCAAGAATGTCTATTCAGGACTTAATAAGTTTTGAAGGTATTTATAAAGCACGCTGGATGAAAGAGGTTAACGAATCCAGAATGAAAGATGGATTAGGAACCAGCAACACAATCCACGCAAGGTTAATGTCATGAGCATTCTAGATTACTTCAGAAAAAGTAAGGATAAGACTAGAACTAAAATAGTATCAGCACGTAATTTTGCCTCTGCTAAATATGACAATTTATTTTATGGATGGAGAGGTACAGATTTATCCGCAGATCGGGAACTACAGAATAACCTTCAAACAATGCGAAACCGAGTTCGGCAAGTTTGTAATGATGATGTTTATGCACGTAAATTTTTATCAATGGTTAAGACTAATGTAATCGGCCCAGACGGGATTATTTTACAGTCTAAGGCTAAACGTGAAGACGGATCTTTTGATACTAATGATATTCGTTTAATTGAATCTGCATGGAAACGATGGGGTTCGGAAAGTAAACACTGTTCAACAGATAAAAGATTAAATTGGAGAGATATTCAAAGAATAGTAGTTGAAACATTAGCAAGGGACGGTGAGGTTTTTATAAGAATGGTAAGGGATAGGAATAATCCATTTGCATTTAGTTTATTCGTAATGGAAGGAGATTGGTTTGATATAAAAAGAAATATGGAGTTAAAGAATAACCGAGTTATCCGAATGAGCATCGAACAAAACAGTTTCGGAGAACCTTTAGCATACTATCAGTTAACCAGCCCACCTCAAAACGGTTCATCTAATTACATAGGAAAAGCAGAGAGAGTACCAGCAGATGAAATAATTCATGTTTACTTAATGGAAAGGCCTGGCCAGTCAAGAGGAATCCCTTGGATGAATACAACATTAAGGGGATTAGAAATGCTTCACCAGTACCATGAATCAGAATTAATTGCTTCACGGATTGGTTCAAGTTCAATGGGTTTCTTTACTTCACCAGATGCTCAAGGATATACAGGAACCGACAAAGATGCAGATGGAAATTTAATTCAGGAATTCCAACCTGGAACCTTTCAACAATTACCTGATGGAGTTGAATTCACGCCTTTTACTCCAACCCATCCAACCAATGCTTTTCCAACGTTTGTTAAATCGATATTAAGAAGTATTTCTTCAGGATTAGGAGTTTCATATAATGCAATCAGTAATGATTTAGAGTCTGTTAACTTTAGTTCAATTAGGGCGGGAGTAATGGAGGAACGGGTAGTTTGGCAAACTATTCAGAACTTCATGATTGAGCATTTCTGTAAACCTGTTTTTAAAAACTGGTTGAGAATGGCTATTTCAACAGGAGAATTACAATTACCAATGCAGAAAATTAGTAAGTTTGAGGAGGTTTCCTGGGTTCCTCGAGGTTGGTCATATGTTGATCCACTAAAAGAAATTAATGCTCATAAGGTTGCAGTTGATATGGGAGTTGAATCATTAAGTGAAATAGCATCTAATAAGGGGAAGGATTTAGCAGAAATCTTTGAAGCAATTAAACGTGAAAAAGATCTTGCGGAATCTATTGGAATAACATTACCATCAGAAAACAATGAAACTACTGAAAAGATAGTAGTTGAAGAAGATTAGAAAGGTATCATGGAAGAGGAACAAAACTACATTGAAGTAAAAGACTCTGATCTAAGAATTGAAACAGAGGAAACATTCAAAAGAAATTTTACGTTAAATCGTAATGATATAAATATAGATAATAGAACAGTGAGTTTAGCCTTCAGCAGTGAAATACCTGTTGAACGTAATTTTGGCAGTGAAGTGTTAGATCATAACGAGAGTTCTGTAAGGCTTGGCCGTCTAAACAGTTCTGCCCCGTTACTGGTTAATCACGAATTAGAGCCAGTTATAGGTATCGTAGAAAGTGCAAGAATCGACACTGATAAAGTCGGTCGTGCTACGGTTCGTTTTGGCAATTCGGACAAAGCAAACGAGATTTATCAAGATGTTAAAGACGGCATAAGAAATCAAGTTAGTATAGGTTACCGAATTCATACTATGGAAAAAATAGAAGCGGATGAACCAGCATTCAGAGCAGTAGATTGGGAACCATTTGAAATCAGTTTAGTTAGTGTTCCTGCAGACCCTACGGTCGGAGTTGGTAGAGCATCCGAAGAAAACTTTAAAACTACCATTATTGAAAAGGAACCTAAGATGGATACTCCTACAGTTGAGGTTCGTGAAGAACCTGCTATTGATGTAAGTAAAATTCAGGAAGAAATACAAAAAAAAGAATTAAATCGTATAAGTGAAATTGAAGCCTACGGTAATGAGCATGAAGAGAAAGAATTGGCACGTGAATACATTGTTGACGGAAGAACAGTTCCTGAATTTCAATGTGCTATTCTTGAAAAGATTGCAAACCGTAAACCCGAAACAGTTCACGAGATTGGTTTAACTCCTAAGGAGACTCGTAACTTTTCTTGGTTGAAAATAATTCGTGCATTAGCAAATCCTGCTGATCGTAAAATGCAGGAAGATGCTTCTTTTGAATTTGAAGCAAGTCGTG